GCGGTTTGTGCGAAAAAACCGGATTATCGCAAGACAAAGGATTTCAAGGCCCTGCGGGCGGCAATGCTTGAAAAGCTGGCGCTGCGGGGGCTGGAGGAGACGGCCTATACCGACAAGGTGGACGAGTATATGGACTTCTGGGTGCGGCGGCGCGAGCTGCGGGACGACGTGGACGCCAGGGGGTTGACGGTGACGGACGAGCGGGGCCGGATCTCCGAGAACCGGAGCGTGTCCCTGGAGATTCAGGTCTCCCGGCAGATGCTGGCGCTGTTCACAGCCCTGGGGTTCAAGCCGGAGGATTTTGGCGGAGCGGGCGGTGCGGACGATGAGCTGTGAGCTGCCGCCGGAGGTGCTGGAGTACCTGGAGCTGGTGGAGAGCGGCCCCTGGCGGGTCTGCGAGGAGCAGGCGGCGCTGGCAAAGCTGGTAAGGCGGTGCTTTGAGATGGAGGACATTTTTGTCGACAGAGAGCAGCTGGCCGGCTACCTGCGGCTGGAAAAGTACTTCCCCTTCCGGCTGTTCCCCTGGGAGAAGTTTCTGACGGCCCTGTGGGACTGCACCTACTGGCGGGAGACCGGCCTGCCCAGATGGCCCCAGGTGTTTGCCATGCTGGGCCGGGGGGCGGGGAAGGACGGGTACATCGCCTACTCCAGCATGTGCTCCGTCTCGCCCTTCTGCGAGACGGCCCGGTACGATGTTGACATCTGCGCCAACCTGGAGGAGCAGGCCATGCGGCCCCTGCTGGACCTGGTGGAGAACCTGGAGAGCCCCGCTCACGCCCAAAAGTTGGGCCGGCACTTCTACCACACCAAGCAGGTGGTCCAGGGTCGGAAAAACCGGGGGAGCGTCCGGGGCCGCACCAACAGCCCAAGAAGCCGGGACGGCATGCGCACTGGAAAGGCCATTTTCAACGAGATTCACCAGTACGAGAGTTACTCCAACATTACCGTGTTCCGCACCGGACAGGGCAAGGTGGCTCACCCGCGGGTGGGTTACTTCAGCTCCAACGGCAACGTATCGGACGGGCCTCTGGACGACCTGCTGGAGCGCAGCCGGAGAATCCTGTTTGAGGACGAGCCGGACAAGGGCTTTCTGCCCTTTATCTGCCGTCTGAAGACGAAGGAGCAGGTGCGGGATCCAGACAACTGGTACATGGCCAACCCGTCCCTCCAGTACAGCCCCAGTCTCCAGCACGAGACCCAGAAGGAGTATGAGGAGTGGCTGGAAAACCCGGAGCAGAACCCGGATTTCCTCACCAAGCGCATGGGCCTGCGCAGCCAGGCGGCGGAGATCGCGGTGACGGACTACGACAAGGTGAAGGCCACCAACCGGCCGCTGCCGGATCTGCTGGGCTGGTGCTGCACGGTGGGGGTGGACTACGCGGAGCTCAGCGACTGGGCGGCGGTGAACCTCCACTTCCGGCGGGGAGACGAGCGCTTCGACATCAACCACGCCTGGGTCTGCACCCAATCCAAGACCCTCCACCGGGTGCGGGCCCCCTGGCGGGACTGGGCGGGACGGGGCGACATCACCGTGGTGGAGGACGTGAGCATACACCCGGACCTGCTGGCGGGGTGGGTGCTGCGCCAGGCGGGGCAGTACCACATCGCGGGGCTGGCCATGGACAACTTCCGCTGGACGCTGGTAAGCCAAAGCTTTCAGCAGATCGGGTTTGACCCGGCGGACCGGAAAAATGTGAAGCTGGTCCGGCCAAACGACATCATGAAGGTGGAGCCGGTGATCCAGGACTGCTTCGACCGGGAGCTGTTCACCTGGGGCAATGTTCCTCACCTGCGCTGGGCGGTGCAGAACACCAAGCGGGTGCGCTCCAGCCGGAAGATCGGGGTGGATACGGGGAACTTCATTTACGCCAAGATTGAGGCCAAGAGCCGGAAAACGGACCCGTTTATGGCCCTGGTTTCCAGCATGGTCATTGAGCCGCTGCTGGGGACGGGAAGCGCGCCCCTGGCAAATGTGCCGGCGGCGGTTGTGGTTTGAGAGGTGATGTATGGACGCATTAAAGCCGTGCCCGTTCTGCGGGAAAAATACGGGGTCAATCAGGCTCCGGAATATGTATGTTCCTAACGACAAGTCGGTTTTCAAGGACGAGTATGAGGCGGTCTGTCTTAACTGCGGCGCAAATACCGGGAAAATCTATTCAAGCGCCTTTGTCCGACGCAATGGCAAGTTTGTTTTCCACAAAGACGGATACGCGGAAGCCGTTGCCGGCTGGAACCGGAGAGCAGAGCCGGAGGCCCCCTCGCCGGAAGAACCGGGTGATCATAAAAACAGCGATGAAAGGAGAGAAGGCAATGATTAAGACAAAAACGGTGGAGACTGTGGAGGAGTTCGATGAGAGCGGCCGTCTGCTCAAAAGAACGGTGACGGAGACGGAGGAGGTGGACGACAGCCCCGCCCGGTATTCCTACTCCTCCAGCCCCTGCATTCCCCTCACGTGGCCGAACGCCTGCGTGTCCTGCGGGCAGGACGGGGTCATCGTGGATGAGACCGAGATTGAGACTGAGGTGGAGTAGTGGCGCTCTCATTCATGCGGTGGCTGCGGGGGACGGCGGGGCGGGCGAAGGTGGAGGAGATCGACTGCCGGGAGCTGTTTGAGGCGGCGGAGGAGTACCGCATCCGGGAGCTGGCTTTCTGGGTGTGCGTGAACCTTATTGCCAACGCGGTGGGGCGGTGCGAGTTCCGCACCTATTTGGGCGGGCGGGAGGTGCGGGAGGGCTCGTACTACCTGTGGAACGTGGAGCCCAACGTCAATCAGAGCAGCACGGCTTTCCTCCACAAGCTGATCGCCCGGCTCTACCAGGACAACGAGGCCCTGATCATCCCCACCCGGAAGCGCAGCGGCGAGGACGCCCTGGCGGTGGCGGACAGCTGGCAGCTGGAGGGCGGGTACCCCTCCAGGCAGAACGAGTACAAGGGCGTGGCCGTGGGCCCGGTACAGTATGACAAGACCTTCTATGAAAAGGACGTCATCCACCTGACCCTGCACCACTGCGACGTCGGTCCGGTGGTCAGAGGGGTCTACAGCGCCTACGTCAAGCTCATCAGCGCGGCGGTGAAGAGCTACACCTGGAGCAACGGCCAGCACTGGAAGGTCCACGTCAACCAGATGGCCAGCGGGCAGGAGGGCTGGGAGGCGGCCTTCCAGAAACAGATCGACGCCCAGATCCGGCCCTTCCTCAACAGCGATTTTGCCATTCTGCCGGAGCTGGACGGCTGGAGCTATGAGAACGTGGACAAGGGCTTCGAGTCCGGCAGGGACGCCAGCCACATCCGGGCGCTGGTGGGCGACGTGTTCGACTTCACCGCCAACGCCTTCCTGATTCCGCCGGTGCTCCTGCGGGGGCAGGTGGAGGGGGTGGGAGACGCCCAGCGGCGGTTTCTCAGCCAGTGCGTCGACCCCCTGATGGACCAGCTTTCGGAGGAGATCAACCGGAAGTACTACGGCTATGAGGCGTGGCGGGCGGGATCGTACATGCAGATCGATACCAGCGCCATCGAGCACTTCGATCTCTTCGGCAACGCCGCCAACATTGAGAAGCTGATCGGGTCCGGGTACTCCTACAACGACGTACAGCGGGCCGCGGGGGGCAGGGAGATTGACGAGCCTTGGGCCAACGAGCATTTTATCACCAGAAATTTCGAGAAGGCGCAGAACGCCGTGAAAGGAGAGGAAGCGTGAAACGACTTTGGGAGCTGAAGCAGGCCGCCCAGGCCGGGGTGCTGGAGCTGTACATCTACGGGGACGTGGAGAGCGACGGCTATAACTGGTGGAGCGGCCAGACGGTGGAGAGCGAGACCAGCGCCGCTCATTTCCGGAACGAGCTGGCTAAATATCCGGACGCCAGGGAAATCCGGGTGTACATCAACAGCTATGGCGGGTCTGTCTTCGAGGGCACGGCTATCTACAATCAGCTGCGGCGGCACCCGGCCCAAGTGACGGTCTACATCGACGGCTTCGCCTGTTCCGTGGCCTCCGTGGTGGCCATGGCCGGGGACCGGGTGATTATGCCCAAAAACGCGATGATGATGATTCACAACGCCTATCTGTACGCTGTGGGCAACGCCGAGGAGCTGCGCAAGGCGGCGGACGATTTGGACGTCATCAACCGGGGCAACCGGCAGGCCTACCTTCAGAAGGCCGGGGACAGGCTCAGCGAGGAGGCGCTGATTGCCATGCTGGACGCGGAGACCTGGCTGACGGCGGAGGACTGCATCCGGCTGGGGCTGGCGGATGAGTACGCGGAGAAGGACGCGGACATGGAACAGGCCTCCTCCATTCTGGAGAGAGCGAAACTCAACGTGGAGCAGCGGATCCGGCTGCAGAAGGCTCTGACAGCCCAGCTCCGGGAGCTGTCCGCGCCCCCCGCCCCGCCCCCGGAGGTCCCGGAGGACCCCGAACCTATTGCCCAAAAGGCCGGCATCATGGGGATGCTGGGCGGTGTATTTGAAAACAGAAAGTGAGGAAACAACATGCCTATTTCCCTTGACCTGAAAAACCAGACCCTTATGGACCTGCGCCAGAAGCTCCAGGAGTCCATGCGCGCCAACGACCAGGAGGCGTTCACCCAGGCCTTTGAGGGGGTTCTCCAGTACTACGCCAGCAAGAACCTGGAGGACTTCCAGATGCTGCGGGAGGAGACGGACGTCCGGGTGCTGGCCCAGCGGGGCGTGCGGCAGCTGACCAGCCAGGAGCGGACCTACTACCAGCGGCTGGGCGAGGCCATGGGCAGCGCCGACCCCCGGCAGGCGGTGAACAACCTGGACGTGGTGATGCCGGAGACGGTGTTCGACTCCATTTTTGAGAACATCGAGGCCGACCACTCCCTGCTGAGCGTCATCAACTTCATGAACACCCGTGGCGCGATCCGCATGATGATGAACACCCACGGCTACCAGCGGGCGGCCTGGGGCAAGCTGTGCGCCCCGATCATCCAGGAGATCACGTCCGGGTTCAAGGAGGTGGAGACGGGCCTCTTCAAGCTGTCCGCCTTTATCCCGGTATGCAAGGCCATGCTG